GGGGAGTCGAACCCCTGCTTAGACCGCTCACTCTGTTGAATGGTTGCTCTCAAGGACACTGGTCGTGTCCGCCTTGTCCTCCAGACATCACCGAAAGGCGACGTATGTCACACATCACTGTGCGAAAAGGATTGGAGCGGATGCAGGCAATGGGAGTCCCCCAGGAAATCAGTTTGCCCATTCTTAGGGAAATTGATAAATGGGCCAAAAGTTCTGGCGAGGAATGGACGTGTCGCAGGATTAAAGTCCTTAAACAAGACCTCCTCTTGTCGTTTGCCGGCTTACCACCGACAAATGAAGAAGACACCCATGTCCGAATTAAGCGTCATAGTGATGGTACCCCGGTCGGGGCTTTCGCAGCCCTATTCAGACTTCCCAAGCGAAAAAGGAAAATCGCTTGGAATGCCATCATGGTTTACTCGAGCTTCGTCTACTCTGGTAGGTACAAGGTAACTACCAAGCAACTTGTCAAGTTCGAGAAGGCGCTGGGTCGTACTGCTCCTAACGTGAGCGCAATGGTACGCGCGAAAGACCTCGTAGACCGTGGAAACGTCTATGAGCTGAACGTGGGAGACCCCATGCATTTGTATGGGTTTGTTCCGACTGACCGACGAGCCCCACTACTTGTGGGGACTGCACCAGAAGCCCGGACCGTGATCAATTCACTGTTCTGGCTGACGCAATGCGGTGCATGGTGCGAAGAGCACCGTGACCTCGTTGAGCCGCTGGTTGAGGGCATCGATGGTTTCTGGGAAGAAGCCTATCTGAACTCAGATATGGGTGCAGATAACCTGGTGTCCGGCATGTTGGGTTGGCTTCAAGAACCTGGCTATAAGCTTCGGTTCATTGCCAATCCAATGAGAGCGTTGCAATGTCTACTAACCCCACTGAAGAATGCAGCATTCAATTCCCTGCGTCCTGTGAAGCAGGACTACACCTTCAGGCAGGATGACTGTGTTCCCTTTGCCCAAGCAAAGCTGCGACAGGGCGCTACGGCGTACTGTTTCGATTTGCAAAATGCAACGGACCATTTCCCCCTTGATCTCTCGCTATACCAACTCCGTAGGTGTGGAGTTGCAGAGATCTGGGTGACTGCATATAGAGATATATGCAGAGGGGCCTGGCTATCAGACGATCTGAGGGAGCCAAAACTCCGGAAAGGTCGGTACGGGCGGATCCGTCCATCAGATAAACCTGGCGTCGACTTCCAAGTCGAACAAAAGGCCTACTGGTGGGACGTGGGACAACCCCTTGGGTTGGGACCCGTATTCGCTGTTGCGCTAGGAATGACACATGGTGCCCTTATCCGGGGCATCGCCAGAGAGGCTGGCGTGGGGGATGACTGCTTCATGCTCCTTGGAGACGATGTAGCCATCTTCGACGAAACAGTAGCAACACGTTATCTCAACGTGCTAGCCGATCTTGAGATCCCTGTGTCTGCAGACAAAACGCTCGTCAGTAGCTCTCACTGCGAATTCGCAGGGAGGATAATCACTGAGAGCTCCGTTCTCAAGGGTTATAAGTGGAAGGGTTACAACGAGGATAACTTCCTCGACGTGGCCCGAAATCTCGGACCTACGAGTCTACCACTTTTCAGTACCCAACAGCAGTCGATTCTTCGTACATTGGGCCCCGTACCCACACCGTATGGATGTGGCTGGAATCCGCAAGGAAGAAGCTACTCGGAACGGATAGGGTGCTGGGAGTTCACAGGGAACCCGCTAAGCCCTGACCCTCGCGTCGTACGCCCTGAGCGAAATGCCCAGATACTGCACTACTCGGCGGGAGGCAGCCCTTGGTATAAGTGGTTGCCGTCGACTGTCGGTAAGGTCGACCAGACCTTACAAAAGTCGGTGTCACGCTTGCTCTCTGGGTTACCCCTAGAGATAGCTTGCGCAAATCACTTGCGTACGCAAGACGGAACTGATCCATACTCACGCACGTTGTTCGGAACAGGTGACCCCTGGGCCGCCGAACGGGCAGCGCAACGGAGTCAAATCAAGGTCCTCCAGTGGAGGATCCGCCGTGAGGCGGTCCTTCGGAAGAGGCGCGCGAGACTCTTGGAACCTGTTAATGCTAACGCCCTCCCAAAAGAAGGGCTACCGACTCCCCGGTAACGGGATAAGAAGGCTCCTTTAGTAAGAGCTTTGAGTCACCTTACTAGGTTGGGTTCTCACCCCAGGTTGCGAATCTAGCAACCTGAACTAGT